TTTTCCATATCGTCTATATACTTTTAAGATTTGTATTACCTGTGACCTTATACAAAGTTTCCAATGAAAACCAAGTTCCTGTACTAGTAAACTGGCCACACATAACAGGGGTTCCAGTTCCTGTATATAGTCGAATTTGACTCGCGGTTGTTCCGTTTGTCACATCACCAACTTTCATATCAAGATTGGTGTTCGCGTAAACGACAACACTATCGAATGGATTTCCCTCCCAAGTGGTTGTTTGAAACTTAATGTACCCAATTTGAGCCGGTGTGGTCGCGTTGTTCATGATTTTCATAACTTGCGTTCCAGACAAATTTAACGAACCTGTTATTGTTAAATTACCGGCCGTATCAGCGTAGAACACCTTTGTCCCAGCCGTATTTTTAATCGTTAACGCGCCATTATAAACCGTGATACCGGTAGCACTAAAACCAAACGCCGCATTACTGATGGAGTAAGTACTTCCAAGAGCATTTGAAATATTTGTGGTTAAGGCTCCAGGTTCTAGTCCATCTACAGCTGTCTGCGCTTTATTATAGGCAGCCTTAGCCGATTCGTATGTGCTGGAAACATTTACTTCTCCCCACATAAAAGTTGCGTTTGTGAACGTTGTTTTGACACATGTGTAAAGTGTGTAGGTCGCGTTGTCGTTGTACGTCGGTTCGGTTGTTGTCCATCCGGTTGGGCTTGCTACAGTCGGTTGCGTTGGAGGCGTCAAAGTTGTCAACTGAAGCAAATAATAGGTAATCACCGTACTTACATCGGTCATATCGATGATGGTTACCTGATCTTTTGCTTTAATAGCCATAATTTATCCCTCTAGTTGAGCGACATAATTTGCTTTCCCACTTACGGCACCTGCTGAAATAGTCAAAGAACTTCCTGTTTGAACAGCAGTCGCTCCACCATCCTTATACCATTTGATTGTATAACCAAGACTCGTTAAGTTTGCATCGGTCAATAGTGCACCGCCTTTGTATACTGATGCTGTAAGTTGCGTGGCTATTGATGTGTTCTTAAAAATGAAACCGTTTGAACTCGTGATGACGACCATTAGAGCGTCCGCTCCGTTTGTTCCATTTGTTCCATTTGTTCCATTTGTCCCATTCGCTCCCGTAGCACCTGTATTCCCGGTTTTTGCTACAGAAACAGAGAATTTTTTAGTTATAGTAATTCCTGCTCCAGTTACAACTACTGGAAGTTCGATGTCTGCTGAACCGGTAAGCGCCGATGTGGTGGTGATGGTCAATTTAGGTTCTTTTGTGTTCGTGGTGTTGTCCACAGAAACTGTTATACTTGTCGGTTTAACAATAGACGCCGCTGTAACCGAGCAATCCATCTGTGTATCGCCACGGTAAACCAATACTGAAGTTGTGCAGCTAGAACCGTTTACGGCACCTGATGTGGTTCCTGGAAACGTATATGCTTCGGATGTTAAGAACACCGAATAGGCATCGGTCATATCAATGAGTGTTTGCTGTGCAGCTGCTTTTACTGTCATTTTGAATTTTCTCCTTAGATGTTTAGAGCGACCTGAAAGACCGCTTGTGTGTCAATGTCTGACGGGCCAACCGTATACTTGAACCCGCCATCGGATAGATGCGAATCACTGGAAAGCACTGTTGTATACGAACTTTCTCCGTATTTTCGAACAGACCATTCAAGATAGGAAGTGCTGCCAAAGGCTTCTACCATTTGTGCTTGTGTGGTAATAACGTCAGAACCACGATAAATGACAACACTCATTACCGTATCAATCTGATCATTCTTGAAAGCACTTCCAGCAGAAGACATGATATACAACACGACAGCATCGTGAACAATCGATATTGTGACTTCATTTTGCCCTTTTACAATACCATCACTTGTCGCAATAAATTTAAATCTTGCTTTGTCGGTCGTCATATCCTCAGCAAGAACTACATAAGAAGTCCCTACTGAGATCTCTACATCATCTTTATACCAGGTGATTAGCATAGAACTTGCAACGTTTTCGCTTCCGTTGTTCACGTTAGCAGTCAATGTGGTAGAACCAGATGTATTCTTAAAGACTATTCCATTGGACGATTCTATCGTACATGAATAAGTTTTTGAAGAATCTATCATCGACTGCATCTTAGACAATAGAGTGCTACTTATTTCGCTTGCTTTCTCGACATAATTCCCAAAAGTAGTTTTGTCATTACTAGGTTGTGTGAAGTGAATTTCCTGTTCTGTTATACGGGTTTCCAGATAAAGAACAGGATCATATTCTTTATCTTCGACGAAAAAAGTGTCTCCAATAGATCCGTCAACCTGCCCAGTAATCGTGTATTCGACAACTGGTTCAGAACCAGTCTTAAGCTCGAGAAGTGACTCTACATATAGCTCGTCCATACTGCTTGTCGAATATGTTCCATATTTAGCAATATAGCGGTCGGTCTTACTCATTAAATTTGATGGGAAACGATTTCGTGCTTGTACTGCATAAATATGAGGATCCCCGTAAGGACTCCAATAAAGAAGATTACCAGCGGAGTCGTTTATGTTCTTTTCCATTCCGGCAATTGTTAGATTATCATCACCGGTAAGCCAAATGGCTGTGAATAAGTTGGTGACATCTGATTTCTTTGTTATTCCAGAAATATTAACGCCGTATCGAAGTGTTTGACCTATTTGACGAGTCCCGATACCTTGGTTGTCGTCATCATGCTCTTTGTAAATGTTAATAGTTGTTTGCTTCAAGGAGTAATCTTCGTTGAGAACCGGAACAAACTCTACTTCCGCTCCGAAGATAACTGCAATTTCAAATATTCTAGCTAATATAGTACTTTGACTATCAAATTTCGTTTGATACTTCAAATCAGAAACTTCATTCGTTCCGACAGTCAGTGTGTGTTCTGGATCACACTGATTCAAGTATTGAACGAATGTAAGTTCTTCAGTCGCTTCGTAACTTTCCGCTTGCTCGTTGAGAAGTTCAAACGACGTAGAATATGAATCAATAGTGACCGAATATTCGTCTCGCTCAGTAGTAAGAATGTTCAAATAATATTCTTTTTCGTTATAGACAAAAGCTAGTTTATTTCCATTTATCAGAAATTTACTATCAGAGTCTTTTGTTGAAGCAGTTAACGTAAGTGTACTGGCAGAACCTTCTAAATATGTGTGCAAATTATCGCTGTAATAATTCGTAGCATCACGAGAGCTATTATCTAAAAAACATTGAAGCTGATCGTTCTGATCTAGAACAGCGATTCTTGGTACTTCAATCATAGCCAACCCTCTCTAATAGAAGCGGTTATGGTTGGTTTCGGCGTGCAAAAACTGGAAGTCGAAACTGTTACGGTGTTTAATCCAGGCTCTGCAAGAAAATAAGTACTTCCTTTTATTTCTTCATCCATTCGAGCCATTTCATTCAAATAGAATTTTGTTTCACTTCCGTCGATACGAATTTTATCATTCAAACCATAACGATTCGGAACATCTTTCCAATGCTCCATATCGGCGCGAACAACGACTCGACGAATGGCGTTAATGGTTACAAATTGTGACGCCAAATTACGAGCTCCCCACTGTCCTATCCAAATCTGGACCTTAGCCACTTTCTTATTGGCTAATTCAGGTACAATAATTGATGGGTACGATCCCCACCAATGAAAGGTTAGTTTAGAACCCTCTTTTCGCATATCCGCATGTCCGCGTCCGGAGTTAAATGGGTTCTGAGAATCACGATAACTTGGCTCAAAAGCTATTGATTTCCAAACACGAGGATTGTTTCCGCCTACATGAAAGTCAACATAAGCGGTGTTTCCGACCGAGTCATTCTTATGTATTGATTGCGCACAAATTAACTTGTTATCAGTGTCTATAAAAGCAATTGTTTGCGCACCAGTTTGGCCCATTTCACCAGTTTCGAATCGGCTATTAATATAAGTATATGCATTAACCGATCCAACCTCTCCGGTAGACGAATTTGTTACCGATATGGTTTTCATGGCACCGTTCCAAGTTCCACTGGTAGAAAGTCCTTTGGTATTTAGCAATAAAGCTGTGTGACCATCGACAGTTCCAGTTTTGAAAGTTCCTTGGGTTGTGTTGCTCGAATTTTCATAGTCTGTTCCAGTATCAGCAACCCAGTTAGGATCGTCACCCCAGGTGTAATAGGCAGGAGAATCAGTAATGACATCACTGTTAGTGTATTCATAACCATCAACCTCTTCTATTTTTCCGTATTGCATGACTCCTTTTTCAGAAACAATTCCGATAAAACCATTTTCATGATTATTATTTATTTCATAATTAATTGGAACTGCAATGTTTCCATTGTTCGTTATGGCTAGAACTTGGTCACCTGTATCTGTGTTAAGAACCGCTTGGAAATAAGACTCATCAGTGGAATATTTATTTGGATCGGCACAGTGAACCGTTATTGTTCCGCTACTTGCTACCAAACCGCTTCCAGTAGCGTCTATTTCAGAATGAGAGATACTTGTCCCCGTTCCTATCCAATAGCGATTAGATTCATCGTCAAAAATGTATTTTGCATTTTCAATATCTAGTAAGCTGTTCAATTGGTTAACCAGGTCGAAGTACGACAAACTATCGTCAGCAGTCAAAGCGTATGAAATAGTTATGTCTCGTGTCTTCGCTTTCTTGCTAACGTGTTTCGTAATTCCTGTATCACCTAGAGTAGTTTCAATAACATCTTTAGTGTATACATCTCGACCTGTTACTGTAGAAACCCGGAAGCCAGGGTAATTGGCTTCCAGATTAATCCCATTAATACTTACTGATTTTCCACTATTTGGAAGGGTTTTAAAATAATCACTTATACTCACGTTTGCGCCTTCCCTGAAATCATAGCCTGTATACTATCAAGTTTGTTTAGTTCATCTCGTGTATAGGTTGCAGTTCCTTTTGCGATCTGCTTTCCGTCTAATTCAAGAGGAACATTAACAATAACAGCAGACCTATTGTCAGAATTGGATAATGTTTCCATCATTCCGGAAACAGCACTGTCTACAGCGTCCTGAATTGTTGTTGCAACAGAAGGAACCCCCACAGACGAACTGCTAACATTTGAAGCTAGAGCAATCGACTCGGATCCGAACATTCCGGAAATTGAATCCACACCATTTTGAATATTAGACAAGTCAAGGACAGGTGTGATTACTGGATCTCCAATTCCAAGTCCGTCAGCTAAAGTTTCAGAATTAGAAATCGTATTTGAGAACGCTTTCATGGCCATAACAGAAGATTCAACCAGAGCGTCCCTAAACGATTTCGCTTTGTTTCTTACACCAACGGCGATACCAAGAGAAACGTTTTCACCACCTCCGGCGGCCCGCTTAGACGGTGAATGCATGTCCCACCAACTTTGAAAATCTGCCCAAGCATCTTCACAAGCTTTGACTAATGCGGTTCCAATGTTAGAGGCAGCGTTCCAAATACCGTCAACAACACCACCGATAATGTTTTCACCAGCTGTTACAAAGTCGGTTACCTTTGTTCCTAACCAATCCAAAGCAGACTGAATACCGCTACCAACGGCTTCTAAAATTTTCCAACCGTTACTAACAATACCACTCGCGATAGAACCGGCAAGAGCCATACCACGTTCGCCGTAATCATTTTCGGAGCCTGTTAAAATAGCAATACCTGCATCGATCATAGCCGCCATTAATCCGCGCATTGCATCAGCCATTTCTTGTTCATGGTCTTTTATCGATGCTGTCAAAGCATTCAGCATATTAATCATTCCTGTTATAGCAGCTTCAACAATTTGCGGTATGGCTGAAGAAAGACCTGTAATCATTGCAATGATTATGTCAGCTCCTGCTTGAATAAATTGAGGAACGTATTCTGCTATTTTCGCAAGGATAGCCAATAAGAATTGTCCGATTTGATCGCATATGATGGGTGTGTGAGCTACAAGTGACTGCAATACCGCTATTATTATGTTGAAGAAAGCGTCTGCAAAAGCACCAGCAGAATTTACGATAAGTGTTAGTAATGACGTTATTATAGCAAAGGCAGCATTCGCTATAACAGGAGCTCCCTCAAAAATAACTTGAGCTGCTGATACAATACCTTCTGCAAATTTCTGAACCATCAGAGGTATGATTTGAACAAAACCTGCTAACATGGTATTCATAGCAGCAGTTGCTCGTTTAGCCATATCAGGTCCAATAGCCCCAAGAGTTGCTATTCCTGCAGCAAAGAATTGAAGACCTATTCCCGCTGCAAGAGCGGCAATACCGATATCTTTCAAACAAACTGCTAAAATAAGAAAAGCTGCTTTAGGAATAAGAGTCGCGGCCAGCCCAAGAACGCCAAGTACAACTGCCAAAGAAATAATACCCTGAACAAGAGTTTCTATTTTTAGAGTACCAAGAAATGCTATCGTCAAGCCGAGCATCATTAATGCTGCTGCAACAATAATCGTTGCCTTTGCGCCACCTTCAGATCCTTGCATGGTTATTAAAGCTCCAGCAATAATAAATAACGCTGCCGCCATTCCAAGTAAGCCTTGAATAAGTACGCCCATGTCCATCTCGCCAAAAATAGAAACAGCTTTAGCTAGCGATTTCATTGAAAACGCTACTACCGAAATACCGTTACCTATAGCGGCTGTATTTTCAGGCATAGCTCTTATCGCTATAGTTATTTCAGCAAGACATAATCCGACGCCTAGTAGTCCTTGCATCATTTGACCGAAATCCATCGATCCGAATTTCTTTACAGCTAAATACAGCAGCTGTAAGGCTGCCGCTAATATAACTGTTGAAGTGGCTGCTTTAATATATTGACCTTCGTAGCCAGCGATAACCCAACAGAAAGCGATCATTCCGGCTAATAAAAGACTAACTCCAAGTAAACCTTTATATAATTCTTCCCAGCTCATTTGTCCTATGGTGTGTAAAGTGGACCCCATATATTGAAGTGCTAGACCTAGAATTACCAAAGAACTAGCCGATTTCCGCATACTCTTATCGTCAACACCCTTCATCATGTTTACAAATATGAGTATTCCAGCAAATATGGCGCCGATCCCTACAAGACCTCTAGCTAAATCTTCCCAAGACAAACCAGCCATTTTAGTCATAGCGTCTGCAATAAGAAGTATTCCAGCACAAAGAACAACAATATTTTTTGTTGCATTCGTTCCTTCGCTGTCTTTACCTAACTTAGCAATTGTTACAGTGGCTAACGTAAGTGATGCCATTATAACGCCAATGGCTATGCTAGCATTTTTCAAAGATTCTTTGTCGAGCTTGGCAAGCATGAATAATGAACCAGCCAAAATAGCTACCGACAAGGCAATCTTCATGAGAACTCGTGCATCAAGATCCTTTTGGCCACCTTTTAGAACAGCTACTAGGTCTTTTAATGTAGCCGGTATTTTGTCCAGATTATCGAATAACTTCTTTGCAGAATCGAATGTCGATTTGAATGTTTTTACAAAAGTAAATATACTGTATGCAAGAGTTCCTTTTGTCGTAACATCAAGAAGTTTAATGACATCATCTTTGCTAATGCTTTCAGCGAAACCCTTTATAGCTGCACCAGCGGACTTAAACCATCCACAAATACGGTCCCAATAAGACTCTAATGTATCTAACCAAGTTCCGCCAGTTACGGACGCGATCAAACCGTTCCACGAATCTACAATTTTCTGTTTTTGTTCTTCAAAAATTCCAGGAAGCGCAGTCTTTGAAACAGCGTCAGCAATGGCTGTATAAACAGATGCAATTCCTTGAAAAGCTGCTGAAATAACGCCTATAACATTTTCAATTGTAAGATATTTAGAAATCGTAGCCCACACTGCGGATAACTTTTCTTTTAAACTGTCCATACCATTCATAGTGGACATGTAATCTTTTATTGATTGTATTGTCGTTCTTGCCCAACCAACAATCGCTATGTTTGAAGTTGCGGCCCAGTCGACTATTTTATTTTTCCATAGTTCAATGAAGTTTAATAGTTGATCTCTCCATCCAAGTACAGTATAAACAGGTTCTGTCTGATACAGAGCCTTATTCATGCTGTCTCCAAGATCTTGGGCCGACTTTTCAATATCAACAGTTCCGTTAGTCCAACCCTTTATCAAATCTAAATATGGTTGTAACCATTCAGAAACTTTTGATTCGGCACTGTTGAAGTAGAAAATAGCTTGATCATACCAGAACATGATTCTTGTATAAACATTGCCAACAAAATCTTGTAACCAAGTCATTTCTCCATACCAGGTTTTAACACAGCTTATGAATTTATTGCTAAAATCAGATATTTTAGTTTCTAACTCGTCGAAATGATCGAATACGAATTCGATTGCTGTGGAAACTTTATCGGCAAATTTGTCTATAGCATCAGCAGCGCTACTCGAAAATGTCCAAATATTTGTTGTGAAACTTTGTATGAAATCAATGACATTATACGAGCCTTGAACAGCATCTCCAAGACCACTTATTTCTTTTAAAAGCGTTCCTAATACTTTACCGACACCATTTATTAAAGATTCCACTATTTTTAAAGGAGATATTATATCAGTGAGTAAAACCCCTAGTTTATGACCTCCTCCGGAGGTAACCCATGTGTTGATGTCACTAGCTACTGTTTTAAGGCTTGTTGATAAATCCTTTAGTATGTTTGCTTTGTCAGTGGTTGTTAACGAACCGAAAGTCTTGTCTATTGCGCTGATTGTTTCATTAGCGAGGTTATTTATGGAGTCAAATATCAAAGAAACACTATCTATAATATCTTGTCTTCCACCCATGTCTTTCCACATTTGAAGCATGGAATTTCTAGCTTCGGAAGAATTATTAATGAATACACTAACAGTATCATTAACTTTAGTAAGTAAATCTTCGGCTTCTGTGAAATTACCGATCAAAATTTCCCACGTAGTGGTCCACCCAGACTGAGCAGCTTCTTTTAGAGTATCCCATAACTGACTAAAAGTTTTAACCTTAGTTGCCGCGTCTTCCATACTCTGAGCTTCTGCTACCAAGGCATCAGCTTGTTCTTGAGTCCATTTTCCACTTTCCATCATAGCTTGACTATATTTTTTTGCGCCATCAACCGTAAATTTATTCAAAGTATCGTTTAATACGTCAGTTGTAATCCATCCGTCCTTTAGAGATTCTCTGAAAGATCCTTCAGCTTCAATCATTTCATCTACAGCAATACCATGCTCACGGGCTGTTGTTTTTAAAGCTTCCTGAAACTTTTCACCGCCCATTCCGGCATTCACAACGGAATTCCAGTCCTGTAAATTTACAGAACCAGCTGCTATAGCCTGAGAAAGTTGGTACATCGCCGTCGAAGCTTGTTGTGCTGTAGAACCCGAAGCTGCTGCAAGATTTGAAATACCTTGTATGTCAGTTGTTGCCGTTCCTAGATCAATACCAGCTGCTGTGAATGTTCCGATATTGCGGGTCATTTCTGTAAAATTATAGATCGTTTTATCGGCATATGTGTTTAACGTGTTTAATGCGTTGTTAACATCATCAAGAGTTGTTCCTTTGCTAGCAGTGTTAGATAGTATAGTCTGAATAGAACCCATCTTGGTTTCATATTCAGAAAAACCTGACATGATGGGATCAAGGGTTAATTCTTTGACTATTTTAGTTCCAAGACCCATAACACTAGTGGTTATATTAGCCAAAGCAGTTGAAGCTATCGTTTCTAATGCAGAAAATTTTAGCTTGACTGTTTCAACACCATCACCTAAGTTGTTTATACTGTCATTTTTACCAGCGTTCGAAATAGATTGATTAAGATTATCTAGTGATTTCTGAGTGTCTGCTATACCAGAAGCAAATTGAGCATTGTCAAATCGCATCTCTACAACACGTTGGTCAACTGTTCTACTCATAATCTAACTACCTCCTTCCACGCATCCGAAGCGATTTGATTGAATACAGGCGCTAGGGACGGATTAATGTAATCTATCCCTTCTACCCAACCGCCATTTCGAGTCCCGTGTCCGAACTGTAAGAGTATAGCAATATTGCATCCATTTTGAACATTAGAATTGTAAAAGACTATTGCTATAGAATCTTTTGTTTGCTCAATCTTATATTTCCATGAATCAGCTGTTTTCCCTGTATCGGTAGGCGTTCTTTGAGCTAATGCACGAACACCCATTCGTCCGTATTTGTTCAAAAATGATTTATCGTCTATGACATTTCCAAGTTCGGTTAAATAATTCTTAGCTTTCGTAAAGTTTCCTTTACTTTTTATTTTAAATAGCGCGTTACCCATTAGAATGCATAGCCTCTCTACGCTTTTTATTCAAACTTGCATATCGGTTTAATAAAGCGTTTCTTCCCATTTTCTTACCAGGAGAATTCTTTACATTACAAACGCGAATCAGGGTTAGAAGTCGATTCAAATGCCATTTCTGACATTCAAAAGGAATGCCCAACGAGACCATCCAATAATATATTAATTCCGACGTGACAGTTTCTCCAGTTGACCGGTGTTTATCTTCGTAAACGATCGTGGCTGTTTTCTTAGCATTCACGTATGCGTTAATCGCATTAATATTGTCAGCGGTTAACACGCGATACACATTCGGATCTACATTATTGTTGATTGTCATACATCGCACATAATCAATTGTTTCAACGAGAGTCTTTTTGTCGTTTCTTTTTAAAAAAGGCTTTTCCCAATTAGACTCCCATCTAGATAGTGAAATGAGAGAATGCTCGAGAAATAAAGTTTGTTTTTTTACAAGAATGAAGCGTTGATTATATTCATCCCATAATTCAGTTTCCGGAGTTTCTATTTTAAGCATTCTCTACACTCCTGTTTTTATTTAAAGAACTTTTTCGGAAGCTTCTTTGAACATAGCTTTCATTGCTTCAGCATCTTCCGGAGCTTCAATCTTTTCGAAGTCTCTAGGAAGAACACCGTTCAGAAAATCAGCGGCAGCTTTTGCGTCGGTTGCAAGTTCAAGATATAAATCAGAAAACGCCTCTGTGTTCTTAAACGAATTTCGAATTTCATCATTCTTGATAAATTCTCGTCCATCAGGGCTCTTTTCCCCATAGGCATTCAGAATAATGTCTTTAAAAATGGCAATAATTTCCGGTGTCTTTACACCTTCAATTAAACGAGCTAAATATCTGGCCATTCCGCCTGATGTTGTAAGTTCAAAATCAAGCGCTTCAGCTTTTGTCATGTTGAAATAGAATGTTTCGGTACGTTCGTTTCCGTCGAAATCAACAAATGTCATTGTCTTTTTAAGCAAGGTGAACTCCTTATAAATAAATAAAAAAGAGCCGCTTTTAAACGGCTCAGAATAATAGATTTTACTAAATTGTAGTCATTAGTGTTTTGACTTCGTTTGGAAGGGGAAGTCTAGCTGCGGCTGTTGCACTACCATAAATAATATCTTCGAAAGCAGCAAGCTTGGTTGGATCAGACGTGGTCGAATCAATGGTCACACACGCAGTTGGTTTAAATCCAGAAACAGAAACAGGAGTTGTACTAAGTTCCCAACTAAGAGACATCGCTTCTGGGGAATCGTTAACTGTAGCGTAAGCTTTTTCTGAAGGAGCAGCTGTTGCACCATAAATGAGATGAATCTTATATCCGAAGGATTCTCCTTCTGAATCATTTCCGAGAAGAGTCTTGTAAGCCAGACCGAACTGTTTGCGAGTTTGCTGGCCAATACTCACACCTTTCGCAAGTGTTGCTGATCCATCACATTCTCCAAACGCATCTGGATACATAAAGGCTTCAACTGTTGCTCCGAATTCTTCAGCACTGATAAGGTTTAGATATTTAATGTTATCGGCGTACTGCGGAGAAGCTTCTGCACCAGAAGGACTTTCCGTAATACCTGTAATGCCGTTCCAGGCAACACCGTTGCCGTAAGCGCCACCAGTTGTCTGAACATATAGAGCGCACTGACTTACGCCTGTTTCATAAAGTCTGGAACCAGTTTCGTCCCAAACAAGTTTTTTTGTGTTTGCCATGTTGGCCTCCTATTATACTTTATAAAGAAGTGGTGTTCGTATAATGTATACTAAATGATAGAGGTTGTCCTCAACATACTGACGATCAAAAGCAGAATACGGAAAGTCGTCAAGCTTTTGAATTGTCGGATCCTCTGGATTTTTTGTGATCAGTATAACCTGATACGCCGATGACCTAGAGTACGGTTCCGAATCAGCATAAATTTTAGCAACATCTTCTCTTTGATATCGAATAGCTGGATATGTCATTTGAATCGACGTTGGAGGCTGATAGTAAACATGTTTTGCTCCTAGTATTTCTTCAAGAGCGTATTGTAAATCCAAACGGGACTTAATCATTATACAAATCTCCCAGCGTCAGAATCAAACGTGGCCAAGCTATTTCAACGGATTCCACTTTCCATTTTCCGCCAAGATATTTCAAATAGCGGATGTTAAACAAATTAGAATTGGCGTACGGATCAGAGTATATTGAGATTGTGTTAGAGAGTTTCACATTGGTGTTGATCCGTGGAGATGAATCTGCGTTCACAAAGTTCTTTGTCATGTCTCCAGTGTAAGTTCGCTCAACAATCTTCTCTGACCAAATACCGGGTGATGTCTCCTCAAGCTCGGAGTACCCTATGATACCGTGAAATCTAGCCATTTTGAATTAAGCAGTAGCTTCATTACATTCGATGACCATTGCCGAGTAAGGACGAATCAGTGCACCAGAACATCTGGTTTCAATCAGATATTTCTGAGCATTGTAATCAATGTCAAAATCATCAAACATGTTCACCTGACCACCTTTATCAGCACCTACATTATAGTCGGTAAGATTTACTACAATGCCGAGCAGATTATACGTCTTTGTATCAACAACTCTCGTGAGTCCTTCCATAACTGGAACCGTTACAATCTTTGAAACACGAAGTGCGCTTGCAAGATCGGTGTCCGAGTTGTAAATGAAGCGACCGTTCTTATCTTTAAGAAGTCTGCAGTTTGTGAGCATTTCTTCAGTCATAAACATGACCGGCGAACCAGATCCCTTGTAATTCTTGCGAGCTTTCACTGTTTCGGTGATGAACGCGTCTGCCTTTGTGTCATCCGTTGCTCCTTTAGCAACTTCAAATTTCTGATGAATGGTGTAGAGATCATCGTCAGTCCAGATCGGGCG